GTGACACGATGACTGGTAACGCAGTTATTGTTGACACGGATACAAACGATAATGCTGAAGGTTTTATGACTGCAGCTGCTTCGGACACTATTACTTTAGACGGTAGTACATCTGGAGGATTGGCTGGATCAATCATAACTTGCAAAGCGATCGGTGCAAACAGATGGGGCGTACAAGTCACATCAGGTGGTACTGGTAACTTAGTTACACCATTTAGTGCAGCAGTAAGTTAATAATTATGTGGGTGAGAAACTTCAAGACATTGTGATCTTGATACTCACCCACACCAATAAGGAGAGATAAACAATGGCTAATAAAGGTGATGTAAAAGCAGTACGAGTTACAGCAACTGGAGCAGTATTTGCTGGAAGAACAAGATTAAGAGGAATTATTATAGTTTCAGATGCGGGTGGTTCTGCTGGAGGAATAACTTTACAAGATAATACATCTAGCGCAACTTTGTTCCAAGGAGATGTTGCTAACGGTGATGTTTTTGCTTTTAACATTCCAGAAGACGGTGTGCTTTTTCCAGGTGGAATGAAAGTATCTGCAATTTCAAATTTAACAGCTGCTACTATTCTGTTAGATAAGTAGGAGGTTAAATGGCTAACACTACTTCGGGAACAACAACTTTTGATAAAACATTTGCTATCGATGAAATAATTGAAGAAGCATATGAGAGAATTGGATTGCAAAGTGTTTCTGGTAATCAACTACGTCAAGCAAGAAGATCTCTTAATATTCTTTTTCAAGAGTGGGGTAATCGAGGACTTCATTATTGGCAGATAGGAAACAATTCAATCACATTAGTTGCAGATCAAGCTGTATATACTATGTTTAGATCTTCTGCGGATGGCACATCTGATGCTACTGCAATATTTGGTGTCGATGATGTATTAGAAGCTGTGTATAGAAATTCTTCAAATGTAGATACACCACTTACAAAAATCAACAGATCCACATACCAAGGTTTATCAAATAAGACTTCAACTGGCCAACCATCACAATATTACGTACAGAGATTTATAGATAAAGTGACAATAACTCTATATTTAACACCAGGATCATCAGAGGCTGGTAATAAAATTAATTACTATTATGTAAAAAGAATTCAAGATATTGGAGATTACACTAATGCAACAGATGTTCCTTATAGATTTGTTCCGTGCATGGTATCGGGTTTGGCTTTTTATTTAGCACAAAAATTTAGACCTGAATTATCTCAACAAATGAAATTATATTACGAAGATGAATTACAAAGAGCTTTAGCAGAAGATGGATCTTCATCAAGTTCTTTTATAACCCCAAAAACTTATTATCCAAATGTCTAATTTTTCAAAAGGTAAATATGCAAAATTTATATCTGATCGTTCTGGACAGGCTTTTCCATATAATGAAATGGTTAAAGAATGGAATGGATCTAGAGTTCATATTTCAGAATTCGAACCAAAACAACCACAATTAAATCCTAGGGCTCACGGAGCTGATCCAGAAGGTCTTCCAAATGCTAAACCCGCTAGAACAGAACCAGTAACTCAAAATCTTTTACCTAGTAATCCTTTTAGTTTAACATCTGGATCTGCTAGTGTCACTGTTACAGAATCTAATCATGGAAGATCTAACGGTGATACGGTAAGATTTAGAAATGTTGATGGAAGTCCTGGGGGGTTAGCATTTACAGTGTTTGAAAATTCGTCAGGATTTAGTATAAGTAGTGTAACAACAAACACTTATGTATTTGATTGCGGATCAAATGCAACAGTAACAGATAATGCGGGAGGGTCGTTAGTAACAGCAGGACCCGTTACTCAGGAGGCGTAATGGCAGGAATAAGCTACGATACATTAGTTACACAGATTAGAAACTACACAGAAACAGACTCCAATGTGTTAACGACAGATATTTTAGAAAATATTATCTTAAATGCACAATATAGAATAATGCGTGATGTTCCTATTGATGCAGATAGAAGACAACAATCAGGTAATTTAGTTCCAGGACAAGAAACTATTAACTGTCCAGCAGGTGCTTTGTTTATTAGAGGCATACAAGTTTATGATTCAAGTGCCGTTTTAACAGGTAGTAATGTTTGGTTAGAAAAAAAAGATGTAACATATCTTCAAGAATATCAACCCATCACAGGCACATCTGCTGCTCAAGGCAAACCAAAATATTATGCAATGTTTGGTAATGCCACTGGAGATGCAGACACTAATTCTGGGCGTATATTCTTATCTCCCACTCCTAATACAAATTATAAATTTAGAGTTCATTTTAACAAAGCACCAGCTACTTTAGAGTCTAGTAATCAAACTAACTATATTAGCTTAAATTTCCCTAATGGCCTATTATATTGCTGTCTAGCAGAGACTTATGGCTTTTTAAAAGGTCCTACGGATATGTTGACACTATATGAAAATAAGTATAAACAAGAAGTTGAAAGGTTTGGTTCCGAACAAATCGGTAGACGAAGAAGAGACGATTATACAGATGGAACTGTTAGGATACCCATACCTTCACGAACCCCTTAAGGAGTTTTATTATGGCAATAACATCGGCAATATGTTCTAGTTTTAAACAAGAACTTTTACAAGGCAAACACGATTTTCAATCATCAGGTTCTGGTGGACACACTTTTAAAATAGCTTTATTTGATAGTGATGCAAGTTTAGGTGCAGCTACAACTGATTATTCAACTTCAGAAGAAATCACAAACACATCTGGATCTGCATACACTGCAGGTGGAGCAACTTTAACAAATCAAGGTGCCTCTCTATCTTCAACAACAGCGTTTACAGATTTTGCAGATGTTTCTTTTTCATCAGCTTCTTTCACGGCGAACGGTGCATTAATTTACAACACAACAACAGATGGTGGCTCAAGCACAACTGACGCTGTTTGTGTAATTGCATTTGGTTCTGACAAAACAGCGACTAATGGAACTTTTACAATTCAATTTCCTGCAGCAGACGCATCAAACGCAATCATAAGATTAGCATAGGAGGACCACTATGTCGGTTCAATCAGGATGGGGTCGATTCACCTGGGGACAAGCATATTGGAATGAAGATGCTTTACTTGCAACTGGTTGGGGTGCAAAAGCATGGGGTGATAGCGGTTGGGGACAACTTGCTGACGAAACAGTTACCTTAACAGGAGTATCTGCAACTTTTAATATTGGTTCTTTAACACTAACAGGAACTGCTGATATTACACTATCAGGAAATTCTTTTACAGGATCTGTTGGTTCTATATCACCAGTTATACCTAAATCGGTATCAGTTACTGGTTTCTCGATTACATCATCTCAAGGAACAGCATCAACAGATGTTTCTGTAACACCAACAATAACTGGTCAGTCCATTACTTCTGCAATTGGTGTAGTAGATCCTGCAGATCAATTTATGGGTTTAACAGGGCAAGAAGTTACTTCAAGTTTAGGAACAGCTGTTGCTCCAAACGAAGACGTATCAATAACAGGATTATCAATGACTTCTACATTAGGCACTTCAATCGCCTTTGTTGGAACGGCTGTTTTTCCTACTGGTTTTTCAATAACAACTTCATTAGGATCTGTTGTTGTACCAAACGAAGATGTAACTTTAACAGGAGTACAAGCAGACTTTAGTTTAGGTACAATATTAGGAACAGGTTCTGTAGCCATTACATTAACGGGTCAAGCAGCTACGGCTACAGTGGGAGCCTTAGCACCTGCAGATGTTATGGGATTAACAGGAGTATCTTTCTCAGGAGCTGTAGGTTCCATAGATCCAAAAGATCAAGTTATGGGATTAACAGGTCAATCAGCTACCGTAAGCATAGGAGCAGTAAATGTTAAAGCTTATGCAGATATTGACACGGGTTCAAACACATCGTATAGTAATATTTCAACAGGTTCGAATACTTCATATTCGGATGTTGCAACTGGCTCAAATACAAGCTATAACGATGTAACAGGAGAAGCAGCTTAATATGGCATCAACATTTACACCTTTGGGTATAGAAAAAATGGCTACTGGCGAAAACGCCGGTACATGGGGAACAAAAACTAATACCAATTTAGAAATTATCGAACAGATAGCTGGTGGGTTTATACAAAAATCCATAGCTGGTGGAGCACAGACAACCGCTCTTGCAGTTAGTGATGGATCAACTGGTGCAGAACTTGCACACAGAATGATAGAATTTACAGGAACAATTACAGGTAATCAAATTGTTACAATTCCAAACGATGTTCAAAACTTTTACATTTTAAAAAATTCAACATCAGGCGCGTACACAGTACAATTTAAATATGCTACAGGATCTGGCGATAGCTTTACTTATTCTGCTACAACAAAAACAACTAAAATAATTTTTGCCTCTGGTAACCCAGATACAACAAATCCAAAAATGATTGAAATTCAAACAGGTGGAGACGTTGTTGATGATACATCACCGCAACTAGGTGGTAATTTAGACACTAATTCTTTCATGATAGATTTCGATGATGCTCATGGTATTAGAGATGAAAATGGAAACGAACAATTAATTTTTGAAACTACATCATCTGCAGTAAATCACGTGGACATAACAAACGCTGCAACAGGTGGTGGTGCACAAATCGGTGCAGTTGGAGGTGATTCAAACCTTAACTTAAAATTAAGACCAAAAGGAACTGGTGTAATTGAAGCGATGGGTGCAACAAATCCAGGTTCAATTCAACTTAATTGCGAATCCAATTCTCACGGAATAAAGCTGACCAGTCCGCCGCACTCAAGTGGTCAATCATACGAATTAAAATTCCCTACAGGAAATGTTACAGCAGACAGATTTTTAAAAGTTGCATCGGTATCAGGTTCAGGAACCACGGGTGTTGGTCAATTATCTTTTGCTGAAGTATCAGGTGGTACATCATACCAAGCTGTTAAAACTTCAGGCTTCACTGCAGTAGCAGGAGAAGGATATTTTTGTAATACAACATCAGCAGCTTTCACGGCAACACTACCATCATCAGCAACGATTGGTGATGAAATAACTTTTATAGATTACGCAGGTACTTTTGATACTAACAATTTAACAGTAGGAAGAAACTCACACAAGATCCAGGGTTCTGCAGCAGATTTAACAGTGTCAACCGAGAGAGCTGGTTTTACATTGGTTTACGTAGACTCTACTCAAGGTTGGCTATTAAAGGATAAATAATAGCTATGTCTGAATATAAAGGTATAAAGGGGTTTCAAGTTCAAACCCGTACAGAAGATCCAACTGATGGAATAGCGGGAGATTTTTACTATAACTCTACAACAGGACAATTTAAAACTGTAAACACAGGTGGAGCGCCTATTGGAGCATGGGCATCTAGTAATAATATGAATAGTGCCAGATTTTTACAAGGTGGAGCAGGTGCTTCTCATTCTGCTGCATTAGTTTTTGGTGGAAGAAACCCAGGATTATCTCCTGGACCAAACGTAGTTCTAACAGAATCTTATAATGGAAGTTCTTGGTCAGAAGTTGCAGATATGAATGTAGCAGCAGCTTATTGGGCGGGTTCAGGCACACAAACTGCAGCTTTAGCAGTAGGAGGTTCGCCACCAGCTACAGCAGGACCTACAGAACAATGGAACGGAAGTGCATGGACTGCTAAAAATGCTTTAACAAGGGGTTCAGCTACTCCACAGGCAGCAACTTATGGTATGGGTAATGGAACAACCACATCAGCATTATTTTATGGTGGTGATGAGGGTTCTAACTCTCAACAGAGAACTGAGGAGTGGGATGGAACAAACTGGACTGAAGTAGGAGATTTAAATACTGGTAGAGGTTATGGTGCAGGTATGGGTGTAAATGCTGAAGCTGCATTGTGTGTAGGAGGTTTATCTTATCCTCCAGGTAATTTATCAATTGCAGAAGAATGGAATGGAAGTTCTTGGACAGAAGTAGGCGATTTAAATCAAGGAAGATTATTGCATAATTGTTGTTCCACACAAGCACCATCAGGTAATAGTATAGTTTATAGTGGTAGAAATCTATCTACTAATGCTAGTTTTGCTCTCACGGAATCATGGAATGGAACCTCTTGGACTGAAGTTGCAGATTTAGCAACTGCACGAAGAGCAGGAGGTGGTGGCGGAGTTGCTTCTAGTGCTATCATGTCAGGAGGCTCACCTACTGGATCACCACCATATAGTAGTTCAAATGTAACAGAAGAATGGACAGCTGCAGAATTTGAAATTAAGACAGTGACAACAAGTTAATTATGATTTATAAACAAGCAAAAGGAGGAAGCAACTATGGCATATAA